TTTTTAAAATAATTTCTTCTTACGTGTAATTTAAATAATGGCATTTTTCCACAAAGCTCCTATAGTGTATAAATTAATGGGACCAATCTCTATGTCTTTCCATTCTATAGACATGTTTTTGGGTGTACTGGAGTAAAACCTTCTGGAAGATAAATGTAGTCTTGATGAATGCAAGCTGTTGACCATTGTTTAAATTCTCCTTGTACACATTCTTGAAAATATTGATGAGCATGGGCACAGGAATCGAAGTTACCTATGTACTGTCGATCGTTATCTAAATACAAATATAAAACCCACTCAAACATTTTAACATTATACCCTTTTTTATTTATTATGTTACAATTCAATTTATTAGCTGCATAATGTAAGGGTGTAATCAGCGACACATGGAAGATACAAATCAAACTATCGTAGTACCTCATATAGAAGATAATATTCCTATACCTAAAAACGCTCGCGAGGCGTTACCTGAACTATCGCCTGATGAAGAATTAAAGATAAGAGCTAATACTATTAAGTTAATATCAGATATTAGGGGAGAAGTAATAGAACCTACTGAAGATGAAATGGAAGATGCTACTAAAGCAGCTGAAAAAATGATGTCCAACCCTGAGTTTCGCCCTGAATACGGTAATTACCCGAACGAAACAATAGCTTACCTAGCCGGATTAGTGTCGCAAACTAGTCATATGGTAGCTAAAGACCTAGCTGATATTAAGTTATCCGTGTTGAATGGACTACTACAAGAAGCATCCTTAGCTAAATCATCAAGAGATAGGATATCTGCGTGGGCAAAGATAGGAGATATTGATGGAGTCGATGCATTTAAGAAGAAAACTGAAGTTACACACATTACTAAGTCAGGTAAAGAGTTAGAAGAAGAGCTGAAAAAGACCATTGAAGAATTAAAAGGTAAGGTAATTGATGGCGAAATATTAGAGGATGATGATGATGATTAGTCAAAAAGACCTCTCATTACTAGAAAAAGCTCTACCAACGATGTCTGAAACAGAACGACAACGTAACCTTAAACTACTTACAGACTATAAAAAAGAATTAACTAAAGATAGAGGCGCAAAAAAGTTTTTAGATTTTATTAAACACGTGTATCCTAACTATATTATAGGAGACCATCATAGGCGACTGGCGCAATTATTTGAAGATATTGCAAATGGCAAAAAGAAAAGGATTATTGTCAATATTGCACCGAGACACGGTAAGAGTGAGCTTATCTCCTACCTGGCTCCAGCGTGGTTCTTGGGTAAGCATCCGGCTAAAAAGGTTATTATGGCATCTCACACTGCTGACCTTGCGGTTAACTTTGGTCGCCGAGTCCGTAACCTCGTGGGTAGTGACGCATACAAAGACGTGTTTCCAAATATTGAGCTCCAAGCAGACTCTAAATCGGCTTCGCGATGGGGTACTAATTTTAATGGTGAGTATTTTGCCATTGGTGTGGGCGGCGCTCTTGCTGGACGAGGGGCTGACCTCTTTATCATCGATGACCCTCACTCAGAACAAGATGCAAAACTCGGAAAACCAGATGTATTCCTCCCCGCTTGGGAATGGTTTCAATCAGGTCCCTTACAACGGCTTATGCCCGGAGGAGCCATTATCGTCGTTATGACTCGATGGTCTAAATTAGACCTGACAGGGCAGATTGTAAACCAGATGATTAAGAATGATGAGGTTGATGACTGGGAAGTAGTTGAATTTCCAGCAATATTAGAAGATAAAAATGGTGAAGAAGTACCATTATGGCCAGAGTTCTGGTCATTACAAGAATTACAGTCTAGACGTGCAGCGTTAGACATTAGATATTGGAATGCTCAGTACTTACAAAACCCAGTATCTGAAGAAGGAGCGTTAATTAAGCGAGAATGGTGGCAAATATGGGAAAAAGATGATCCACCATCGTGTGATTTCATAATAATGACGTTAGATGCGGCTCAAGAAGCAAATAATAGAGCAGATTACAACGCATTAACCACTTGGGGTGTATTTTTTAACGAAGAAACTGATAATTATAATATAATATTATTGAATGCAATAAAGCAACGTCTAGAATTCCCAGAGTTAAAGCAACTTTGCATAGATGAATATAGAGATTGGGAACCTGACTCCTTTGTTGTTGAGAAAAAATCTAACGGGGCTGCACTTTACCAAGAGTTCAGAAGGATGGGTATACCCGTTGGAGAATTTACACCAGGAAAAGGTCAGGACAAGATTAGTCGAGTCAATGCTATATCTGATTTATTTAGTTCAGGTATTGTCTGGGCTCCAGATAGAAGATGGGCGCATGAAGTTATTGAAGAGTGTAATGACTTCCCATCAGGTGCAAATGATGACTTGGTCGATGCAACCACATTAGCACTTATGCGGTTTAGACAAGGTGGGTTTATTAGATTACCTAGTGATGAAGAAGATGATATCCCTGGGTTTCGAGGCTATAATCAAAAAAGATTATATGCTTTATAAGATATTAAATACAACTTGGAAGTTAACGTGGTGGACATGGAGAGTCATTAACTATGTTCATTTATTCTTATTAATAATGTTGAATCTATTAGAGATACAAATTAGGAAGCTAATTAAAAATGGATGAAAATTTATTAGGTGGATTTGTAACAGAACGTGGTTCTGAATATGCACACTACGGAGATGCTACGACTATAAGAAACAGAAGTGGTGCTATGCATAAAGATAAAACTACCGGAATACAACCTAGGTCTGGTAAAACAATTTTTATGGATAAAGAAACTACTAATACTTTAGGCGGATATTTCCAAAACCCAGATATGGCTACAAAATTAGAACCAGAGATTATTGATGGTAAAGCTACAGGCAGAGCAAATTTAGTATTAATTCAAGACTATGGCCCTAAAAAAGCAGGGACAGTATTACAATCTGTTAATTATTCTACTAAGCCATCAGTAGGACAATACCCAGTAGAAATATATAATAGTGCTAGTAATATAGGTGATACAGGGAAAGGAATACATTTTGGAACTAAAATTACTAAGTTAATGAAAAAAGTTCCATGGGTAGGGGCGGGACTTGCAGCAGCAACAGCTTCTAATGCTAATGAACTAAAAGAAAATTTAACAGAAGCTGCATCTCCGATTCCGTTTGGAGAATTAGGTAATGCAGAAATGTATGATGCAGAAACATTAAGTAGGCTAGTAAACAAACCTGTTCAAGGCGGGTCAAAAGATATATAACAAGGAATAATTATGGCAGTGAATGACATAGACAAAGGTGTAGCACAAGCTCCTAAAGGCTTAGACGACATGATGAAAGAAATGGCTAATATGGAGCCAGATGTCGAAATTGAAATTGAAGACCCAGAAGAAGTCAGTATCAAGATGGGCGGACTCGAGCTTGAGTTTAGCAAAGATGAAATGGAAGATGATGAGTTTAATAAGAACTTAGCTGAAGAAATAGAAGATGATGATTTAGCAAAATTAGCAGATGAGTTATTAGAAGACTACGAAGGTGATTTAACTGCTAGACGTGATTGGTTAGATACATACGTTGAGGGTTTAGATTTATTAGGACTTAAATTAGAAGATAGAAGTGAACCATGGGAAGGTGCGTGTAATGTTTATCACCCACTCATGACAGAAACCCTAGTTAAGTTTCAAGCTGAAACAATGACCGAAACGTTTCCAGCTGCTGGACCAGTTAAAACACAAGTAATAGGAAAACTAACTAGAGAAAAAGAAGAAGCTGCTGACCGAGTAAAAGAAGATATGAACTATCAGCTAACTGAAAAGATGGCTGAGTACAGACCTGAACATGAAAGAATGTTATGGGGTTTAGGTTTAGCAGGTAACGCATTTAAAAAAGTTTATTATGACCCATCACTAGAGCGTCAAGTCTCTATGTATATTCCTGCTGAAGATTTAGTTGTGCCTTATGGTGCTTCAGATTTAGAATCAGCAGAAAGAGTCACACACGTTATGCGTAAAACAGGAAACGAATTACGCAAACTTCAAGTCGCAGGTTTCTACCGTGATATTGACTTAGGTGAACCATCACATAACTTAGAAGAAGTTGAGAAAAAAATTGCAGAGAAGATGGGATTCAACGCAACAACAGACAACCGCTTCAAAGTATTAGAGATGCATGTTGATCTAGACTTAGAAGGCTATGAAGACGAAGACGACGGCAAACCTACAGGTATAGCGCTACCTTATGTTGTAACAATCGAAAGATCAACACAAAAGATTTTATCTATTCGACGTAACTGGAACCCAGATGATAAAACTAAACAAAAACGCCAACACTTTGTGCATTATGGGTATGTACCTGGTTTTGGTTTTTATTGTTTTGGTTTAATTCATTTAATTGGAGCTTTTGCAAAATCTGGAACCATGATTTTACGTCAGCTAGTTGACGCAGGTACATTATCAAATCTACCAGGTGGATTTAAATCACGTGGTCTGAGGATTAAGGGGGACGATACTCCTATTTCGCCCGCTGAGTTTAGAGATGTTGATGTACCAAGTGGCACCATCAGAGACAACATTATGCCTCTACCTTACAAGGAGCCAAGTCAAGTTTTAAATCAGCTCATGAACCAGATCATCGAAGAGGGAAGGAGGTTTGCTTCTGCAGCTGATTTAAAAGTTTCTGATATGTCAGCAAACGCACCAGTTGGTACAACTCTAGCTATCTTAGAGAGAACATTAAAAGTAATGAGTGCAGTTCAAAGCCGTATTCATTATGCAATGAAACAAGAATTTAAGTTACTTAAAGGTATTATAAGAGACTACACTGATGATGAATATTCCTATGAACCAAGTGAAGGTGATCGGCGAGCTAAAAAATCAGACTATGATAAAGTAACAGTCATTCCTGTATCTGATCCTAATGCAGCAACAATGTCACAGAAGGTTGTTCAGTATCAAGCGGTTATGCAGTTAGCACAAGCTAACCCAGACATCTATGACATGGTTGAGCTCAACCGTCAAATGTTAGATATTCTTGGAGTGAAGAATGCAGAGAAACTAATACCTAACAAAGAAGATATTAAACCTGCAGATCCTATCTCTGAAAATATGAATATAATTAATTTAAAACCTGTAAAAGCTTTCTTATACCAAGACCATCAAGCTCACATTGATGCACACTTAGCCTTTGCAGATGATCCTAAAATTAAACAACTTGTTGGACAAAGTCCAAAAGCAGGTGAGGTTCAAGCAGCACTCGACGCTCACGTTGCAGAACATTTAGCATTCTTATATAGACAACAAATTGAAGAACAACTAGGCGTACCATTACCTAAACCAAATGAAGTTCTTCCTGAAGATGCAGAACTTGAAGTATCACGATTAGTATCGCGTGCAGCACAACAATTACTGGGTAAAAACCAACAAGAAATGGCACAGCAACAAGCTGCAGAACAAGCACAAGATCCATTAACACAAATACAACAACGTGAATTAGCAATCAAAGAACAAGAAGCTCAAGCAAAAGCTCAGAAGATGATGGCTGATGTTCAACTTGAAAAAGAAAAACTTGAGCTAGAAAAAATGAGGATTGATTCACAAGAAAGAATTGCAGGAGCTAAACTCGGAGCCGAAGCAGTAATGGAGGAGAAAAAAATTCAATCGGAAGAGCTGAAAGCTGGCACTAAGATTGGAGTTGATGTAATTCAACAAAATAAACAAATCGAGGCAAATAAACGAAAGGAATAAACTATGACGATCGATGAGATCAAAGTCATTGCAGAAAAAATATCCGCAGAACGCGCAGTGTTTGTTGAAGACTTAGCAATGGGTCGAGCAGAAGAACACGCACAATATATGCATGCATGTGGAATTGTTAGAGGGTTTGATATAGTTCAAGGACTACTTTCTGATTTAGCAAGAATACAGGAGGACGATGATGACTGAAATCATAACTCCTAACAAAACAATTGTAGACTTCAAAGGCAAAGCAGTAAAAGCCGAAGAAGAAAAACAAGAACAAAAACCAACTCAATTACCTGAAGTCAAAGGGTATCGCGTTTTATGTGCAGTACCTTCTGTAGATGAAAAGTATGAGAGTGGATTGATTAAGGCAGATAAAACAAAACATATTGAAGAACATTCAACTGTGGTTTTATTTGTTATCAAATTAGGAGATATGGCTTATCAAGATAAAGACAGATTTCCTACAGGACCCTGGTGTAAAGAAGGCGACTTCGTAATCACTAGAGCATATTCTGGTACTCGTATCAAAATTCATGGTAAAGAGTTCCGCATTATTAACGACGATACCGTAGAAGCAGTGGTCGATGACCCACGTGGATACGAACGCGCATAAGGAGAAGAAGTATGGCGAAAATCATAAATGAAGTTCCTGAAGAACTCAAGGATGAAGAGACGACGGAAGTTGAATTAGAATCCAAAGAGGATAAAGAGGATTATAAAGAGGCAGTAGAAGCTAAAAAAGAGGAATCTAAAAAAGCTAAAGCTGAACCTGAATTTGAAATTGAAGAGGAAGATGATACTCCTCCAGAAGACAGGGGACGTGACCCACTACCAGATAAAGTAAAACAAGAATTAGAAGAAGATAATCTAGAAGAATATTCATCACGAGTCAAGGAAAGAATGGCTCAGTTGAAAAAAGCTTGGCATGATGAACGACGTGCAAAAGAAGCAGAAGCTCGTGAACGTGAAGAAGCAATTAAATATGCACAGCATATTATAGATGAAAACAGAAAACTCAAAACTACATTAAGCGCGGGTGAAGAAGATTATCTTAAAACTCTAAAAGAGAAATATGAAACTGTCATTGCAATTGCTCAACGAGATTATCGAGAAGCTTATGAAGCCGGAGATAGTCAAAAAATTATTGAAGCTCAAACTAAATTAGGGGAAGCACAATATAAACTTCAACAAACATTAGGAATGAGACCTCAATTTAGTAAAGAGGCTTTACAAGAGTATGAAAATAGTGTAAATTCACAGCAAGCAAGTTTATTACAACCCAAAGTTACTAAACCCGATGATAAAGCTATTGCTTGGCAAGACAAAAACCCGTGGTTTGGTAAAGACCAAGAGATGACATCTCTGGCTTTAGGGTTGCATGAAAAATTAGTCAGTAGTGGAGTTGATCCAACATCTGACCAATATTACCGTCGTATTGATGATACGATGCAGAAACGTTTCCCAGAATATTTTGGGACTGATTCGTTGGAAGAGGAAAAACCTGCCCAACGCAAACCTTCTAATGTAGTTGCTCCGGCTACGCGAAGTACCGCGCCTAAAAAAGTACGGCTGACTAAAACTCAGCTAGCGTTAGCTAAGAAATTTAAGTTAACACCGGAACAGTATGCAAAAGAACTTTTAAAAACGGAGAACGCAAATGGATAAACGTCAAGATAGAGATTTAGAAGTAAGAGAAACAACCGACCAAAGAAGTAAACAGTGGGCACCCCCATCATTACTTCCTGAATTTAAAAAGAAACCTGGTTGGGCGTACAGATGGATTA